ATTGGTAGTACCTAAACCAGTAATAGGAGCAGAAGTACCAAGAGGTAAGGTAACGTTAACGCCTCCTTTGAGGGGCCAAGGAAGAGAAGAAGTAAAATAATCTTTCCGCTTACCGCGAGAAAGTAAAACGTAGTTGGCGGTTGTGTCGGGGCCATTTCCTGTATCAACGGTGACAGAATTTTGTAAATTTTCATCGCGATACCACGAATTCCATATTAAATTATAAGACCTTATTAGTAAGGTATTGTGTCCATAAGTATTTGCACCAGCAATTTGACCAACAGTAGGAAGACCAAAATAATCTTGAAGAGAGCCAACAGGATAACCTGAAGCAGGAGAAGTAGAACGTGGAATGGTAAAAGAAATAGAATCACCAGGATTATCTTGAGCACCACAAAACTTTTCCCAGTTAGTCCATACTAAACGGTTAGGGACAAAAAAGTAGTGGATGTCAGCATATAAATTATCCATAACAGGAAAAATAGGAGTAGCGAAACGTGCAAAAGTTGTAGCTTTGACATTAAAGGTATCTCCGGGTAAAACTTCATCCCAAAAAAAAGGATAAAGAATACCAGCATTGATGGTGCTTTTATAAGTACAGTCTCGTTGAAAAGAACTCCGTTCAATACGGGGTGCAGGAACCTTTGAGAAGTCATGAATCATATTTGATGGACGATTTTTCATATTGAAGATTCCTTTTAAAAAATTCTGGGGGAAGCTTCCCCCAGAATCAAGTAAAAAAATTAATTAATTGGAGTTGGATAATTGACTGAGGGTTGAATTTTGACAAATTCAATAGCGAATCCTAAAGATTCAAAAGCAGCATAAGGTTCAATTTTACAAGTATCATCATTAAAGTCAGCGATTTCAAAAAGACAAAAATCAGCAGGAAATTTAGACATATCAGTTTGGTTGTCATTAGCGGCAGTTTCCCAAGAACGAAGAGCTTCTCCGCGATTTCGACAAACAAAAGGTTTGGAATAAATTTTAGCCTTAGCATCATACATAGAATACATTTTCATATTAGCCTTTCATGCAGTATCAACTGCGGTTTCAATGTAACGAATAAGCTTATTAAATTGTTGTTTTTGAATAATGTCAACTGATTCATTATAAGATTCGGTACGAAGAACATCTTCAGCAAAAATTTCTTCAATACGTTCAATATTAGAAACGGTTTGGTCAATTTTAAATTGGCGAAATTGTGTCGGAAAGTGACGTTCATATAACTTGCGATAATAACGCGGGACGGGTACTTTAAACCCGTCTTTAATTAAATAACCAGTAGGAAAACAGTCAGAATGAAAAGAAAAGAAAAAGTCCTTTCCAATAGAACGCTTGAGAGAAGGTTGAAAAAACTCAGGGACGAGAATACCGCCCTTAGAGAAACGGTGCTCACGCTTCTTAAGAGTGTAGCGGGCTATGTAAGCGGCAGTTTCATAAGAAGCGGGAGATACTACAGCGAGGCCCTTACGGCCCCAAGATTGAGAGAGGCGATCAGAAGTAAACACAGGAAAACTACCGCGCTTCTCAAAAAAAGTTTGGTCGGGAAAATCCACGCCAAATAAAAGAGCATGATAATGAGGACGGCCTCGTTTAGAACCATATTCACCACAAAGCATGTATGACATGTCAGGATACCAATAACGAAGATTTTTTAAAAAGTTTTGGTAATGACGTTTTACTAAAGTGCGGCCAAAAGGAAGATTATCATTATCATAAGTAAGAGTAACAAAAGAAGTAGCATGATGAAATTTCATTTCATGTTGTGCGCGTAAACCCCATTCATTCGCGCGATTCATAAGACAAGCATCACAAGACTGACAATTAAGAGAATAAAAAAGCCAACGTTTAGGATCAGCAGTAATCCAATCAGTAAATTTAACGTTGTAACGGAAACGACGACCAGAAGAAGAATTAGGATCGAAAAAAAGAGAGTGCAAAGCATAGACTTTGCGTGTACACTTGTTCATGAAATCTCTAGATAAGTTTATAGGGCACCCCTGCAAGGGTGCCCTTTTTAGTTTTAAAGACGAATGCCACCGCGAGAGCCGCGAAGACCAATATTTTTTTTATGAGTAGTACGACCGCGTTTAAATACGCGTGCTGACTTTTTTTTGGACATTTTCTTGCGTTTCATTTGAGTTAACCTCCTTTCGAAAAGAGAGACAAATAACGGTGACTCGTTTCACTCGTCACCTGGCACATATTAGATCAAGGGGGATGATGTGCCCCCCTAAACCTTACGGTTTGGGGACCCCAGATTTAGAAGCCTCCGGCGGCGCTGCTGCGGGCGCAGGTTGCTGTCCTCCCTTCGGTGCGGGATCACCCTGCTGTTGCTTAGGAACGGCAAGGCCGAGTTTTACAAGCTCGGAATGATTAGAAGGATCAGAAGCGAAATCGGCAAAACGCATAGCGTCGTTGTCAAAACGATTTCTAAGATCGGCAGGAAGTTCATTGAAGAGATCAGAAGCCATTGAGACTTGCTCAAAAGCTTCTTGAAAAGAGCCGATATCAGGACAGTCAATAAATGCGGCTTGAATAGAAGAGGTAGGAAGGGGGTCGCCCTTAAGGTAACGAGAGATAAGAATATTAGGGTCGCAGTCGTTTTTAAACTCCTGCTTAGTAAGAATAGGTAAAGAACAATCGATACCAGAATCGAGAGGAAGACCATCAGAACGTAAGACTTGAAAGCCATTAAAGATAAGATGATAAGAAGGAAGATTAAGAGAATTAGATAAGGAAAGAGAAGATTGAGAATTATATTGAGAATTAGATTGAGATAAGGATTTAGATTTAGATAAAGATTTAGAATCAGGAGGAAGCATAGATAAATTACCTTTCAGGGTTTGATTAAAGAAGCAGCAGAATTAACAGAAGAGGCGGCACCAGAGGCTCCGCCTCCACCAAAAAGAGCACGAATATAAGAACCAATTTTACCTGCCCATCCAGCGTTGATATCACCTTGCATTTTTTGAGCAGGAAGAGCTGCTTTAGCAGCAGCAGTAGAAACTTGAGATTGCATAGTGTTTTGCAATACTTGTTTTGTGGCGGCTTGAACTTGCTTGTTTTGAGAACCAAGAAGATCGCCTTGAGAAATTTTATTAAGTGTATCCATTTTGGTATTTAAAATTTGAGATTGAACAGCCTTAGTATCTGTATCGGTTTTATTAACCTGGGCAACGGTTTGCATTGCAGCAAGAGCAGAAGATGCACCATTAGAAATAGCATCACCAGGACGGGGAGAAAGCATTGTGGGAGCAGAACCAGAAGGAGTAGAAGCGCCTCCACCTCTGGTGGCGGCTAAGATAGGATTAAGACCAGCGGCTTGCATGTCGGCAACTTGTCGTTGATAAGCAGTAGAAGACATTCGTTCTTGAAAAGCCATTTGAGCATTAGCAATATTCACATTAGAAGCATTTGTGTTTGATTGAGCTGATGAATTAATAAGAGCGCTGCCTACACCGGCAACGGCACCAAGACCAGCAGAAATTGGATCATCCATATATACTCCTTCCGCGTAAGCGGAAAAAAAATTTTACTAAAATTGGTCTATCATTCCAGGTGTTCCATAAATAGGCATTGGTCGAGCAGCTCTAAATTTAATGTAAACATCTAAAATAAAAGCAGGTTGAGAAGGAACAGCGATAACTCGAGAAATGGGAGGATTTTCAGAAATAAAAGTAGAATTCAAGGCTGGAAGAGAAGTAAATTTTTGTGATAAATGCCAAGAATCAAGAGTACCGGCAGAAGTAGAACGAAAAAGACCGGTGATTTTAGAAAGTTTGAAACGATATTCAGACCAAGGTTCAACATAACCAAAGACGTTACCGTCAGAACCGGAACCATCACAATAAATTTCACGATTTAAAATAGCTTGCTCACCAAGATGTGCAAATACAGGCCAATAAAAATCATAACGAGTTTGACGAGACCATAAACGATCAAGACCTTGTTGATAAGTAAGATCGGCACGAACAGAAATAAGACCTATAACGTGACCGTGTTCAACAAAAGAATGATTAAAACCAGCATTAGAGTGAGAAAAAGTACCAAAAGCGGCTAAATTGCCTTGAGGAGAAGTAGTACCTGCGGCGCCGGTTCCACCGGTTTGAGGAACAGGAGACATATTAATGCGAGTGGATTGAGTACCAAGAAGTTCAGGACGTTGAAGACGAAAATCAGGAGAAATAACTTTGAAATGAGACCAAAGAAGTTCAACGTAACGTGTTCCGCCGCGAGCATCGCGCTCTAAAAAGCGCTGAATTTGAAAAGCAAGACGAATAGAATTAATAGTTGCGGAAGTAGCATTAGTAAGATCGGCGTAAATTTGTAATTTACCTAAAACAGCAGCATCACCAAGAGCAAAAAGTTCTTCATTGGGGCCGGCAGTATTTAAAGATTTTGCAAAAGGATAAGAAGTTGTAACAGCAGAGTTAACAGGAAAAACGTTAACAGGACCATGAGTATAAAGCTGATTGGTAGTACCTAAACCAGTAATAGGAGCAGAAGTACCAAGAGGTAAGGTAACGTTAACGCCTCCTTTGAGGGGCCAAGGAAGAGAAGAAGTAAAATAATCTTTCCGCTTACCGCGAGAAAGTAAGACATAGTTGGCTGTTGTGTCGGGGC